CTCGTTAGCCCATGAATAACAATCAGAAAGTACCATAACAGACCCGAAGAAAATGAAATATAAGAGAAGATCAACGGGTGAGGAAAAAGTTCAAAAAATCGCTGCCGGGGAGGAAGGAAACTACCGGATGGAAAGAGTCCCCCTAAAGCAGACTGACAGACATCACAAATCCCCGGGTGGGGATTTGTGTATAAGAGACAGGGTAATGCAGGGGTTCGGTAGCGTCGTGTCCGGGTACACCGTAATGATGTCTCCGTCATGACTCAGTGCGCCGGTAAATACCTCCCCTCTGGCAATGTACGTCAGTCTCAGCGCCTTCAGGTGACGGCTTACCGGCTTCGCCAGCGCAATCATGCGCTCCATTTCCAGGTAGGTTGTTTCAGTCAGTCCGGCATGTGTCACATCGATGTTGAGACGAAAACTGCCTGGTGGGTCGTTGTTCTCCCACCACTCTGTAATGCTCAGCAGCGCACCGAACGGGGCGATGGCCCGCCGCATGGCGCTGATGGTTCCCTTGTGGCGGTGTACTGCCCACGACTCACGAATAATCTGCCTGCGGGTTTCTTCCGGCCACGTCTTGTCCCAGCGGTCCACGGAAAGCGCCCACGCCAGCCACGGCAGCAGTGCTTCAGGGCATTCGTCCGCATTCCACAGGGTGTTAAGTTTCACCGGCAGCTGGCTGAATTTTTCCCCGGAACGATCAACGGTTTTCAGAAAAACACTGGCGGACGGCGGAAGTACCGTGTCACTCATCGGTACCTCCTGCGCGAATCTCTGTGGCGGTGCAGCGCGCCGCCTGTGTCTCGCTGATAACCAGATCCTCCGCAGGTTGTGTTAACTCCACCCGCTGAACCCCGGGGACATGCAGGGCCGCCATGATGGCGGAACGGGCCACGTCGCGACCAATTCTTCTCTGCTCTGCCAGCCAGGCATCCAGTTGTGCCCGTGCGGCCTGAAGTATGGGTTCTGATTCCGGTCCCGGGTAAAAATAGAGTGCCGCATCAATCGTGTAGCTGATGATTTCCGCGCTTTTCACTGTCAGCCTGTCTGCCACGGGGCGCACTGTTTCGTCGTTCAGTGCGGTTTTCACTTCGTTAATCAGTGCTTCGGTCGCTGTTCCGTCCCCGTCGGTGGAAAGTAGCGCAACCACAACTTCCGCCGGTGCCGGGCTGGTTGCTCTGGCATCTGCCACTTTTCCGCTTGCGCTGCGTGCAAAATACTCATACGCGCCGGAGGGTCCGGCAACGCTCAGCCCTTCAAATGCGCTCTGTATGCGCATTCTGAGCGCGGCGTCACTTTCCGTTACCGCCGGTGTGGTATCCGTTGCTTCGGTGATAACCAGACGCTGCACATTCATGTTCTCCCCCAGATTGTCCAGGTCGCTTCCGGTTGAATGACTCAGCATACAGGCCGCCACACCGTCATTGATACGCTGCCGCAGTAACAGCTCCCGCCATGCCATAGCCTGAGCGATGATGTTCAGTGGTTCGGACTCCAGTTCAATCGCTGCCGCAACGTCATCGCGCATGGCTTCCGGAAAGACGCTAATCATGAATGTCTTTGTCTGCGCCAGGATCACTTCATAGTCCAGCGATTCAATGATTGTCGGCTGTGGCAGCTGCGATAAATCAATGGTTGGCATCCTTCCCTCCCTGTATATCAACGGAATAATTCACACTTTGCAGGGTGTTCACTATCAGGTAGTTCATGGATAACACCGCGCCGCCGTTGCTTTTCCACGTCAGATCAATGCCGTTAATGGCAACGCGCGGCTCCCATCGTGTGATGGCGATCACGGCGGCACTCATACAACGCAGTCGGGTTATTTCATTTGCCGGACTGTCAAGAAGGGCGGGCAGGTTGCTGCCATACTCGCGCCGCATAACACGCGAACCTTCCGGTGTCAGGAGAATATCCGTGATTGACTGGTTCAGATGGTCGATGTCTGTCAGCGTTCCGGGGCCTGCGTGATTCATGCCTGTGTAACCGGTGCTCATTGTGGGCCTCCGCTCGTATCGCTACCGCTCTTCACTCCGCTATGTACGTGGGTGTGTACGGTGATGCCGTTTGAGCTCAGGTTGCCGCCGCTGTGTGTCACGTTGCCTTTCATGGTTCCGCCGTCGGTCAGCTCGAATGTTTTAGTCTTCAGGTGCTGCGTGCATTCCACCTCTGGCGTGTTCAGTGTGATGCGGGTTTCTGCTGTGATGGTTGCGGTTTTGATACCTTTTGCCGTCAGGTTGCTTTCCTGTGCGTTATAGCGAAATTCCGCACCGTCCGGCGCGGTGATGATCATTTCGTTTTCCAGTGCGCCCGGTGGTGGATTGTCATTACTGTACAGACTGCCCGCGCTGACGGCGGTTTCCGGATTGCCACCGGGGCAAAGGAGAAGCACCTGCTCACCCGGTGATGGCGGGATCCAGATTCTGAATTTTCCGGCCCGTCCGCTGTTCCATCTGATCCAGTTGGTGGTCAGTCCGCCACTCTGAACCCGAACCTCCCAGGTGTCGGTGTTGATTTCCGTGACCACACCAATCCGCACAATGTTTTCCAGCAATCGCATAAGCTCAATGTTCATTTCGCAGCTTTCCCCAGTCCGGCAATCACGGTTTCCGTGATTTGCTGTTTGTCTTTAGCGTTCAGGCCCAGCAGTTCGCGCACGGGGTATTTCGTGGCGTTTCCGGGCGAGACAAGGCTCACCTCACCGAACTGGTGCACTCTGGCAATGCGCGCGGCCCGCCCCTGAAAACCGACACTGACGCCGCTCGGGTCGGGGGTGATTTTCAGAAAGCGCGGTGTTCTCAGTTTTTCGAACATGGGTGAGCGACGTGATGCTCTTGCTGCGACGCGCTGCGTGTTAATTTCCAGATAGTCTTCGATATCTGCCTTGTAAAACGTCCGGATACCCCCGGCGTCGGTATCGTAGCCGGTAATTTTCCGCCCGAACCGTCCCCGGGATGTGCTCCAGTTTTTCAGGTTTCTTACCTGTCCGTCCTTCCAGATGAACTTCACGCCTTTTTGTATGCGCAGTATCCGGCGTTTTCGTTTCTCCCAGGGCTGACCGTCCGGGGATACCTGGCTTCTGATGCGTTTTGTCTGTACCTGCCGGATGGCCTTACCCACGCTCATTGCCGTGCGCTGAATTCCGGCAGCTGACAGGCCTGAAAGAATGTCCTGAAAGATGGCATCCAGTTCGTGAACGTCTCTCATGCACCGGCCTCTTCTGCGGTTTTCCAGGTCATGTCTTCAAACACCACGCGCCACGCTTCCAGTGCCCGGCTTACCGGTGGCTCACCGATATGCTCCGCGCTCACCGTGCCGTCATCGTTGCGGCGTACAATCACGCGCTCCCATACCGGGATTTCCAGAAGAATGTCAGCGCTGTCATCATCGTTGATGGCCGTCGAAAATTTGATGCTTTTGTTTTTCTCCGGATTGAGAAGAAGATCCGGCTGATTCCTGTACAGCCACGCCATGACCGGCAGCATGATGTTGTCGATGCTTTCGGTGAAGTCCATGACGAACAACACCAGATTGTAGCGGTACAGGAATGAGGGGGATTCTCCGGTGGTTTCAATGCCGCCGGATTCAATGAATACCGTGAATTTTTCCGGACTGGCTTTACACCACCGGCAATGTGCTGTTAACGCATCGCGGAATGAATTCAGTTTCAGCATGGGGGCACCGTTGTTCGTCTGGTTACTGTGACCGGCCTGATGAGATGCCGGTCATTCTGGTTTGTCCTGGTATCACCGTCAGTTTAACGAGTTGCTTTCACCTGAACCTGATGCCGACTTTTTGGCGGCGGCCTCATCTGGTTTTTTGTTCCAGAAGTTTTTAACGGCTTTGTAGCCACCGGATAACAACCAGAGGACGCATACCGCAGTACTGAAATACAACATCACCTGTTGAAATAAATTCATACATCGCTCCTTTGCATTGTGTGTATTGGTGAAAATTGCCAGAATGAAAATGACTTCATTAATGTCAAATTCATTAGCTTTCTTCTTTGCCCCTCCCGGATACGGAGGGGCTTTTTTGCTTACCGTCAGGCTGCCGGGCTGTTCACTTCCACTGTCAGCGTGTCAATCCACGTTTCATACGTGTCTGTATTCGACGCATCCGTCAGAATAAGCGTGTTTTCCGCGCCATCGACTTTAAAGCGGGTCAGGGTTGTTTCCGGACCTTTTACCGTATCCACATACGGCGTGAATTTATTCTGTCCCCCGCCCGGATACACCAGTTCAAGCGTATGCCATTCATTGTTCAGCGTGCCAAAACCAGCGATTTTCTCTGATGTGTCGCCGTTTTTCATAAGGCTCAGCTTGTTGCTCTCGTCTGACTGAAGGAAGAGACCCACCAGGCACGGACTGGTACCTTCCGTTTTACCGACAAATTCAATTCCCTGAGCATCGCTCTCACTCAGTTTTAAATACATCGCAACGGCAATTTTCTTGTTAACTGCTTCGCCATTCACTTTAAACCGGCAGGTAATTTTGCCGCCGTTTTTCAGCAGTTCCGCCGCATTTGCCACTTCATGGGTCAGCTTCAGGTTCTGGGTATCGCCCTGGCTCAGTTTCAGCGCCCGTCCGGAAGTACTGGTACTGTCCGTCACCACTTCTGCCTTACCTTCGCTCAGCGTCCAGCCCTGTGCGGCATAAGCACCTTCACTTTCTGCACCGCTGTACAGGGTGGTAACGTTACTCTTCGGTTTTGCCGGTTCCGGGTAGTTTTCCGTTATATCGCCACCGGCAAGGAACGGTCCGTTACGCCCTGCATGGGTCAGGATTGCGGTGGCTATACGGTCCGGCAGGATGCCGCGACGGGCCCATGAACTGAAGTGCATGGCGCGTGTCGGGTTCGTCCAGTTACCCGCCGTGCGTGATGCTGCGCCGTAATAATTTGCTTCCGGCACGTCCGGATCTTCTGCCGGGTTATTGGTCGGAACATTCGCACCGGTCTCATCCTTCATAAGTTCGACAAAATGCACATTCGGCTCACTGTTTTTACGGTACGCGCCATAAACCAGGCTGTATTGTGTCGGGTACTGTTGCTTCCACCAGAAGGTGGTGTCACCACATACCCACGGTACGCGAGCCGCATCGCCGCCCAGACACTGACCGGCATACGCGGCCAGATCGGTACGGAACTGCTTCACCATGGCCGTAAACAACGCCGGATGCCCCGTGTAACCTGAAGACATACAGTCACCCTCGCCCTGCATCCAGTACACGGCCAGCAGGACGTTTTTCGGATTCTTTTCAAGGGCCGCCTTCGTGCGGGCAATTAAATCCATGTACAACGGTTTACCCACACCCCAGCGGGAGGAATCCGCTGTTGCCCCCGTCTCCGGGTTATAGGTGCCCTCAGCACGATCGGTAAACGCAGAGCCGCCACGACTGCACGGCACAATCAGGATCCCCGTATTAACCGGAATATAGGGCAGAAGACGTTTGGCAATATGCAGGCCGTGCCCGACACAACCATACTGACCACGGGAAAGGTCCGCGTTGGGGTGATTTTTGGCACTCATGTCTTCAACGTCATGGAGACAGTGATCGGCCTCAATCACATCGTTGTATTTACAGGCAGCACCACCCGGTCGGACCACACTGCGGCGGGCCAGCTGCTTAATGCGTGGATCGGGACGGTCGTAGCTGTCAGGCAGGGGCATACCTTCGCCGGTTGCCATATTGTTTGACTGACCTGCGGTGACCAGCACGTAGTAGTATTCCGGCTCCGTTGTTGATGCCGGAATGACGGTGGTCGTGCCTTCTTCATCAACAACAATTTCCGGCTCGTCTGTCACGGGCTGGTCTCCGGTCATGGCCTGCATGAGGTACCACGGTACACCCGGCTCTGACGCCACCTGTGCGTCACCCTGAAGCTGCCAGCCCAGCGCCAGACGTTCGTTAACCTTTTCCGCCAGTTCCTGACGGTTCATGGCGGTAATCAACTCAAAGTGTTTTTTGCTCATTGTGTTACTCCTGTGGTGGCAAATCCTCTGCCCGTTCAGCTCTCTGTCTGTCCAGCCACGCAATGGCTGCTTTGTCTGCGTTGCATGTATCCAGCGCAGCCAGTAACTGGTCACTCCATTCTGTTATCCGGTACCAGGTCACCGGTCGCTCCAGAAAGGGGATCGGCGTCTGCCTTGTCAGTACTTCCGGCACCGGCTCGTAAACGAGTCTGGTTTTCAACGTGTGCGATGTGCTGTTGCAGGCGCTCAGTAACAGCGCCGGGAGGATAAGCGCCAGCACACTTATCGTTCTGTACAGCCTTTTGCATTGCTTCACGCCGTTGCTCTCCTTCGGTGATGCGTTGCTGATCCAGGATCCGGATGATGCTTATCACCCGGGAAAAATCGCTGTAAGCCTCGCGGACTTCCTGCATGGCGGCCCGGTTGTCCTCGATGATGTCCATCATCTGCTCCCGTCCCAGGCTTTCCCGTCCCTTGCGGTATGCCTCCCAGCCGACCAGGCCGCATAACAACAGGGTGATAATCAGCCAGGTGATGATTACCGGTGCCCTCATGTTGCCTTCTCCTGCGTGCACCATTTCCGGAAGTCGTCCCGCCGGTTAAACAGCCCCTGTGAATAGCGTCCGCCGCTGTTCACAAAGTCCGTCAGCCGGTTGCACATTGCCTTCCAGTTCCGGCTTTGTGCGTGCTTCCATATGGTTGTTCTGTGCATCCGTCCGTCACGCCCCTTAAACCACATAAGGCCGTGACATCCCAGATTGAACGCCGCATCCGTCATGGCCTCAAAATGCCGCTGTGGCATGTCTCGGCCCCTGAAATTCTGATTGATGCAGTTTTCCGCCCGTCGCAAATCATTCACCCAGCGACCGGCAACCTCCTGTTGGGTGTGGTGGCGGTCGGGCACGTTTCCCGTTGAGCCGCAGCCCACGGTTTTCACCCCGGCGATGTCCCTGTACGGAACGGCCCGGCAGTCTTCCCAGGTGGCGATTTTTTCCTGTGCCTCCTGTGACGTTCTCAGCGCCCCGGGGGCCAGCGAAAAACCGAGCGCGACAATGGCGGCAACGGCATAGCGTTTAATCTGTCCTGACATGTGATTCCCCGTCTGCTTTCAGGGCTTCCAGAGCGCGCTTCTCGCTGCCTTTTAGTGGGCGGTTGTGCATCTGGTCGGCTATGCGTGCAATAAGCTCGTTTCGGCGTATCTGGGCCTGCTCCATGCGCCTTCTGTGCACCCATCCCCGCAGCAGTGAGAGCGCCCCCAGAATCAGCCCGGCCAGCGCCATCTTCTCGCTCATGGTCATCACACCGATACCGGTGACCATGACTGACGTGAAATACGTGATGTGGTCGCAAATTCTCTGAAACATAATCAATCCCACAACTGGACGGTTTCCCGCTGCCTGTCCGGTATGATTTCCGGCAACTCCACTTCCTGACCTGCCGCCAGAAACACGGTGTTGCTCAGCCCCGGATTGGCAGCCAGGACGCGCTCCGTCACGCCTTTTGTCATGCCGTAATGACGCTGGCAGAGTAAATCAACGGTGTCGTCATCCTGTGCTCTCACTTTCATTAAATCAGCTCCGCATAAATCCGTTTCACGCCCCGGATGTCCGATATGGCCCACCGTGCATCGCGCCACATGTCTTCAATCTGCATGTTCAGCGCGTCGGCCCGTCTGTCGCCTTTGTCGGTGGTGTCCACATCCCGCGAACGCTCAAGAACGCCCGCCCGTGTGAGTGCATACACCGCCCGGCGGTACCGGTGCACATTCACGCTCTCACCGTTGATTTGCGCGGCCGGAACGTCTGTCAGCGTCGACCGTCCCGCCGCCTCCTGCTCCTGCTTCCAGCCCTCAAGCTCTGCCGTCACGTGTGCCACGGCTTCGGTGGCAGCATGAAGCAGGCGCGAGGTGGTGGTGCGTCCCGGGATGCGCATGGCAAGGCGCAGCTCCTTCAGCACGATATCCGGCCAGAACGCTCCGGCACTGACGCGCGCCTCTCCGTCGTCGGTATCTGTCGTGTCATCCGTGGCGTCGTTCACGCGGGTTCTTGCTACCATGCTCATGGTGGTTTTCTCCTGTAGATCAGGCGGTGGGCGACCGGTGAAAGTAACCGGGAGTCAGCGATCAGATCACCGGTCGCGCCGCCTGCCGACGAGGTCGGGTCCGGTGTTATCAGGTCGCCTTTCGTGCCGGTTTTGCGGCGGTTTTTTTCGTGGTCCGTCTGCCTGCGGCTTTTCTGGCCGTCGCTTTTGTACCCGGCTTCTGGCGCCCTGATGTTGATTTCGTTTTGCTTTTCTCTTCTGCCGTTTTTTCCGGTACCGGCTGCACCTTTGACACTTTTCTGGCCAGCGTGGCGATTTCACGTTTTACGCCCGCAGCCGGATTGATGCGCATGGCTTCACGCAGCAGATTAAGCGACACGGTCAGGTCTCCCGTGCTGCCTGATGCGCGCCGTGAAAATGCCCGCGCCTTGTGTAGTTTTGCCCGAACCTGATCCGGCATGTCCTGGTCGCATACCAGAGCATCCAGCTCGTCCAGCGTACGGATATAACCGGATAAGTCGGTTTCACTGTTGGCGGCGGCTTCTGTCAGTACAACTTCGGCAATTTCTTCGGTGAGAACGGTCGCTGCATCCCGCCCGAAGTTGTCCGGCAGTGCCAGCCGGTGACGGATCACGTACTCACCAATGCGCAGCGCCAGCGGGTAATCCCGGCAGTCAATGGCCCACACCATCATGGTGGTAATCACTTCGTCCTGGCGTCCGCTGTCGCCTGCCAGTGTGCCGTCAATCCAGGCTTCAAAATCCGGTAAAAAGTGTTTTTTCAGCTCCGCTTTGGCGATGTTCGACTGCACGCCTTTGAGTTGCATCTGTGCCATGCGTAGCTGATGAAGAACCTGCTCATGCGCTGTGCGCGCCCTGGTCTCTTCGCGGCTGTCTGGTGTCACTCCCCGGCGCGCAGCCTCGCGCTGAAGATATCGTTGTGCCGGTGTCAGCATGTGTTCGACTCCTGATTAACCGGCGGGCACGTGTGCCCGCCATGATGCATCACGCCTGTGCTTCAGGCTCTTCCTTGTCTTCCGGATCTTCACCGGCGAAAGAAATGCCCTCAATCAGCGCACACTTGCCGTAGTCTTCCACCACGTAGCAGTCGTTCATGGACTGATAGGTGGCAATACGGTTGTACTCAGGCTCTTCACGGATGAAGCGACGCAGTGACCCTTTCTGGAAGTAGACCGAAAGGTTGCTGAACGACGTGATCAGCATGGTGTCGTCCGGAAAGTACGGCGCAAAGAAGGTCGGCAGTGCGCCAATGGTGCGGGAGGCAGTGATCAGCTGTCCGGCGACCAGTTCCGTGTTCGGGTTGGTGGTGCTGATGGCGTTAATCATAGGCAGACGCAGCGTGTTGAACAGGTTGCGGCCCATGACAACAACCAGATCCGGGGCGTCCTTGTGCCACTCGTCCAGTACGGATGAACGAATGTCGTTGACCATGGCGTCAGCGTTGCCGTAGTCGCCTTTTGCAACCAGTTTGTTTTCATGATCGCGGCGGGTCAGCGTCATTGCCTTCACGACACGCGTCGCGGCGTGTTCACGGATGTGTTTCAGCCACCCGGTGTTCACGTCCTGAAGTTTCGGGTTGGCGGAACGATCGGAAATGATGGCGTGTGACTCACCGTTAAAGCCAATCATGATACGGTCCAGCGCAATCTGTCGGGTGATTTGGGCACTCAGCAGTTGCTGGAAGTTTTTCTGGCTGCTCCACGCGTCAATCTGTGCGTAGCTGATGAAGGTGTCGTAGTTCACCTGTTCGCAGCGATAACGACGTGATGCCAGATCAGAGACGTCAGCGGGATTGCGTCGCTTCACGCCGTCACTGGTTGAGTTGGTGCTGGCGATGGGGCCAATGGTATTCACCAGGACTTTTTCACCTTCCTGATCGTCAACGCCGATGCTGTTGATTTTTTTCAGCAGTTCGTCGCTCTCTTTGATGGCGTTTTCCATCTTCTGGTGAACAGCCGGATCAACGCTGAAGGTTTTCCCCAGTCGTTCCACGGTGGTTTCGGCAATCTCTGCCTGGCGTGCAAGATAGGCCTCAAGATTGTTGCGGCCTTCGCGAGAAAGCGTTAAGCGGTTTCCCATGGTTTGGTTCCTCTGTTAAAAATCAGCCATGGCGTGGCTGTTGCCACCGGTTGCAGTAAAGCGATGTTCTTTATCTGCATCTTCGGTTTTCAGCTGCGCCTTCAGTTCAGTCAGTTCGCGGGTCAGGGCTTCCAGTGATGCCTTGTTACTGCGCTGTTGTTCTTCCATCGTATGGAAGCGTTCCAGAAGGCCGGCCTGTTCCGTGGCAATGCTCTCGACGGCTTCACGCACGTGAGCGAACTGCTCGCTGTCCGTGTTACGGGTTTTGCTGATGAGCGCCATGACGCGCGAAAACCATTTCCGGCTTTCTTCGGTGCTGTCCTGGACGGATGCCACCAGTTCCGCTTCCATGCATTCGGTGAACATGGCAACTTCACCTGTGCGGTTGCTGAACGTCATGATGCTGGCGCGCTGCTGGGCGGCAAATTTCAGTCGTTCGGTGCCGAGACTGGCCGGGGTGTCTGTCATTGCCAGGCCGATTACGTAAGGCCCGCCAACCGCTTCAATGTTGGGTTCAAGCTCGATGCTTGAGTAGATTTTCTTGCCGTCATTCAGCATTTGCGTCATGCGGTCGGTGGGCTCGATTTCGGCATACAGTGCGGTGCGACCGGCCAGTTTGCCCTCCGTGATTTCTTCGGTGGACAGAGAAATCACATCGCCCACGGCACTGAATTCACTGGACGGCATACGTGAAAGCATGTGCTCCACGTTCACCCGCGATCCCCACACGTCCGGGTCGTAGTTCTCTGCGGCCTGACGCAACATCTGGCCTGAAATTTCACGTCCGTCGATGGTTGTGCCCGAGACGGCGACGCGGAATTTTTTACGTACTGGCGCGTTTTTGGATGCCATGAAAAGTCTCCTTTCCGGAATTGTGTATTCCATCATGCGGGGGGGAGGGGGG